TTGGAAACCCTTGCCCGACTTGATTGCCTTGTCCAGGTTTACAAGCCAATCTCCGAGATTTCCGGTGAACTCGAGAATACCACCGGACCCACCAGAGAACTGCTTGAATACCGTAGCGATGATGGTACCCACACCCTTTAGGATCTGGATACCGATGTCGAATACGGCAAATACACCACGGAAAGTGCGACGGATGTTATCCATCGTCCCTTCGTTCGGCCTCAGCGCGAGCATCAAATTCTTGAATCCGACTGTCAGATTATAGAGCTGCTTGCCTGTAGTCGGTGGGAAAATATCCCGGAATGCTTTCTTGATCGGCGTGAGGATATCCATTACGTTCTGGAACGCGATGGAAATTCCCTTGATCAAGACAGTTCGGCCACCGAGAGCTTTCCAGTCGCCTAGAACCTTGTTCCGTGCATCTGCAGAGTGTTGAATGAATCCGCCGAGGACATTGTTGACGTTGGTAAACAACGTTCTGGCTTCATCGAAATCGCCAAATAACGTCTGGAATGTCTTCGACCAGCCGGACCCGACAGCCTCTTGCAGCGTACCGATCAGCTGCGAGACAGTCTTGACCTTCGTCGCGGCTTCTTGGGCAGTTTTGCCCATCTTCATGATGCCGGCGATTTGCTTGTCGTTGTAGCCCATCGACTTGAGCTGCTGTGCGCTCAGATCCCCGGTGAACTTCGCCAAGGTGTCGGTCAGAACCTTGGTGGTCAGCCAGCCCTCTTGCAGGCTGTCTCGGAAGCTGCCGTTCTTCTTGATGATCGCATCGATGTTCTGACCCTGAACTCGGGCAGTGTCTTTCAGAGCTTCCTGGAAGACCTTACCGCCCATGCCAGCATTGACCACCGAGTTCCAGTCAACCAGGGTCGCCTTGCCGGCGGCCATAGCCTGAGACAACTGGTACATCGCCGAAGAGGCTTGTTCAGCATTCGATCCGGATACGGCCGCGAGGTTAGCAATACCCTTGATCGCCGCGGTAGCAGGCTCGAGCTTGATGCCGGCAGCCGTGAAGGTGCCGATGTTCTTCGCCATCTCGGAGAAGTTGTAAATCGTCTGGTCAGAGTAGTGGTTTAGCTCATCGAGCGCCCCAGTTACTTTCTGAAGACCAGCTTTCCCTTCGAGACCCGTGTTCGCCAGAATCGTCTGGATCGAGTTCAGGTTGGTTTCGTACTCTTTCAAACCGGCCTGGATGGGGTCAGTAGTGAGGCTCTTGACCATCTGTACACCGGTGGCGATCGCTTGATGCGCAACCGATGCTAGAGCAGTTACACCAACAACCCCCATCGCACTGAATCGAGATGCGACCGTCCCGACACCGTCTGCAATATGAGCAATCGAGAACTTCGAAGCTGATTTGCTGAGATTGTCGAGACCGGAAGTAGCACCCTTAAGTTGCAGGCCCTTTTCCAGAAGACCGAGGGACTTCAGAGTGGTCGCAACACCCCGCTCAAACGCCGCGTTGTCGAACTTCATCTCGACAACTTTGGTATCAATCGTATTGCTCATGCGGAGGTCACCGCCTTCAGTAGCTTGTCGGCAATCTGGTCAAATATGGGTCGCATCGCAGGGTTGATGTAGTCACGGCCTTGAATATAGCCGCCAGTGCCAGTGCCGTGCCCGTACTGGATCATGACGGCTACGGGATAGCCATTCTCGACATCCGAGTTGGTCCAGGTAATACGAGCTCCGCCCTTGAATTTCTTGACGTTGAAATCCCAAGAATTTTTCGCTAAGCCGGTATCCATTTCCGTAGCCGCAGCGAGCGCTCTAACTCCTTCTGCACCAGCTGCCTGCAGGATTGGCATGGGATCGAATTTGGCCATCCGCTGTAGGTACGCCTCCGTAGCCTTGAAGGAGCCCTTTGATACCGCAGATATCATGACTCCTCCTCAGTTATATCTCGGCTGTGCCGTTCCAGAGCTTGGAAGTTAGTGCAACCTCTGCTGTTCCGTTCCAAAGTGTCTTGGTGATGGCTACTTCGGCAGTGCCGTTCCAGATCTTTGCTCCGCTGGAAGGAGCTGGCGGATTGAAAGGTGCCGGCCAGGTAGCGACACCGTCGGTTACTCGAATGGTATCGAGAATAACCTTTCGATTCGTGACCGCAGCGCTTCCGCTGATACCGAAGTTAACTCGCCCAAATGTGCCCGTGGTTCCCGTGAAAGTCCAGGTCAACTGCTCGGTGTACGTAGTACCTTCGGCAGTCAGGAACAGGCGAGTGGTCAGGACTGGCGCCGTAGGTGTTGAAATATCGAAGTGGTAGTCGATGCGGACCCACTGGTTCAGGGGGATAACACTTGAACCGATGGCCTTGTCCACCGTAGCCGCATCCGCCAAAGTCATCGTTCGGCCGGACTTCAGCCTGATATTGCACTGGGTGATCGTGTTTCCAGTGTCGCCAAAGGCCGCTAGCCGAATATGCGTATCGTTCTCGGCTTCGATGAAGAGATACATCGATCCAGTATGTGTTCCTGGACTTGTGTTACATCGAATACAAGTCGTGACCGTCCCGCTAGAGAAACGAGCGGCCATACCACCATGCGCAGATGGACTGTTCTCATATACAGGCGTACCAGCGATGGCAGAAACAGCACCGCTAACTGCCACAGTCGCGCCGTCAGTTCCCGAATCGAAATTGACGTTGTACGACATTAGGTCGTCCTGTAGATGATGCAGGGGTTTGGCGTACCCGTGGGGATCGGGTCAGTGGGGCCGAGAAGGATCGCAGGGACATCCTGGATCGCGTTTGGACCGACTCGAACGATGCCGTTGTTGTACAAACCCCAGAAATGCGTTCGTGCATCTCGGTCATCCCGAAGAACGAATAAAGGGATCGTGTCGTTTCGAGCATGGGTCTGAACGGTGGCGTTCTCACGCACGTAAATAACGAAACAGGTCGTGTTGTGTTTCGCCGGAGCCAAACGCAACTCGAAGGTCTCGTTGAACCAAATAACGGTTCTCGCAGTGGCACCGAACGGCTTGAAGAAACCCCGGAACCGATCGACCCAGTCAGTGGAGACCTGATCGACAGACTCTTCCATGACGGTGTTGTAGTCGAGATATCCTTCTACGTCACTTGCCGTCAGAAGGTTGGTGGCATGCAGTCCCGCACCTCGACCAATCAAGCCGGCGTTCACAGCCACCGAGGCTTGTGGTTCGAGAATCAGCTCTCCATCGGAGTTGATATGGGCACCGACAATGGCACCATCGGTGAGCTCCAGAACTTTCTCTGAATCGAACACGATGACATCGGCCATCAGAAACTCCTTCCCTATGCAGAGCTGATCATGGCACTGTCAGCGTCGATGATCTCAACCGCAGTGTCGTGGATGATTTGGAACGTGTGGGGCGCGGCTGTGACGATATTGCTGACCGAACCAGAAATACGGAACGATCCTCCACCCAGATCCGTAACCGTGAACTCGTCGGCGGTGGTGAGCGCTGCGATGATCTCTTCCGGCGTGGGAAGTCTTGGCGCGGTGATCGAGGTTCCGTACAGGATGTTCTCGAGCTCGATTAGAGCTGTAGAGGAAATCTTGGTGGAGTCGATCACGAAATATGCACTTCGCATCATGCCGGGAACCTGCACTGGCGTTGTCGTGATCGGCCAAGCCAACGTAGGAACTTCAACCGAGTCATTGATCGATGCATAAGCCCGAGTCGTAGGTGCAACCATGGCGTTGTAGATCAGATGGATCTTGTAGCCGTAGTCACTACCAGCCAGATCGTTTCCAAGCTTGGTTCGGTAGCAGAGGGCGAATGATTTCCGCCTTTGGCCGGCAACAGTGAGGCCGGCAGCCAGTGACCCGTACCCCTCGCATGGATCGAATTCCTCAGGACTGTAGAAGGCGTTTACAGTGGCAGCAAACTCTTCAGGAGCCGAAAGATTTAAGTACTTCACGCCATCGACGTAGTAAGGACGAGCATCACCCCCGGAAGGGGCTTCTTCGATGGAGGTCAGACCGTTCCACGGGACGCCGACACTGTCGATGTACAAAACCCCGCGGTCAACGCCGGTCTCGTAGTAGCGACTACCCATCGCGTCCCAATTCAGCTTTGTCACTCCAACTACCTCCTCTCAGCCTTTGGTCCCGAGTTCTGCACGTCGCTTCGCATTCACTTCACGATGTTTTGCGGCAAGTTCCGCCGGAGACATCTTCTTCTCTGGCGCGTTCTTCAGGTTGCACACTTCGACCAGCGTCAGTAAACGCTTCAGGTGCCAATGCTGACACTCGATCGGAATGTTCAACGCGATCATCCAGTAGTACACAAGCTCAGCCGTGATGATCTCACGACTGGGCATGTTGTTCTTCTCTCGAAAGGTGGTCGCAGTCATCTTCGCATTGATGTACTCGTTAATGGCAACGAGGTTCTCTTGCGAAAGCTTCTGGAGAATTTCCTCCGGGGGATTTTTGGTCAAGGTCATTGCGCCTACGTACCACAAAATCTCTTCTACGGTTTTCTCGTTCTCACTAAGGAAAGGTTTCTCGAACTTCGACTCCCATTTTGAAAGAGAGACCAGCGAATGCTCCAACGCTAGCGGGAAAGTCTTGACGACGAATTCTTCCTTCTCTTCGTCAAAGCTTTCCGGCTCAAGGGGCACGTTGATGATGAGCATTCGCTGATCTCCTTTCTAGATGGTTTAGACGAAGTCGAAGAACCAGTCGTCGTCGACGCCCGGGGTGAACGCGTAGCCCGTGAGAGGGTGCGCCACCACCAGCGTGTCCTCGGTGATGACGTGGGCACCGGAGGTGATGACCTCGCCATCGACCTTGTACTCGACACCAGCCTGGGTCGGGATGGTCAGGGTGTGGGTGCCGCTGACGTAGGTCGGGACCGTCGGAGTGACCACAGTGACCGTTCCGGAGAACAGCGCCATGACGTCCGCCGGCGTCGGCAGCTGCGGGTCGATACCCACACCGCCGTAGAGCATCCCCTCGAGGGTAGCCAGTGCATCAGCGTCGGCCGTCGTCGAGTCGATGGTGATCTGAGCCGTCGACTTGTAGCCGGAGCCGGCGTAGATCGGGACCGTGGTCAGCTCCCAGCTGAAGGTGATCGGCTCGGGCGAGTCGTTGACCGTGGTGTAGGCCCGCTCCGACGGGGCGGCCTTCGCGCCGTAGATCAGGTGCAGCTTGTAGCCGGCATCGTCGTTCAGATCGGTGCCGACCTTGGAGCGGTAGCACAGACCGAACGCCTTGCGGCTCTGCTGGCCGACGAAGACGCCCGGGGACGGCTCCGCGGTGCCATCGCACTGCCCGAACTCGTCCGGGTAGGTGAAGGCCTCGACGGTCGCGCCGAACTCCTCGGCGGACTGCAGGTTCAGGTACGGGATGTTGTCCGCGTACTGCTTGTTGGACTCGGCACCCGAAGGCGACTCGGTGACGGACACCAGGCCGTTCCAGGCGAAGCCCGTGGTGTAGTCGCCGGAACCGTCCGGGATGAACAAGACACCGTGATCGACGCCGGTTTCGTACCGACGCTGACCGGTCAGGTCCCATTGGAGTGCGGTCATGGAGAATTCTCCTTCAGAAATAGGTGATGAAGACGTCGTGGTTGAGATTGTCCGCCGTGAAAAACCGCTCAAA